CTCTCGGGTATGCAGCCCACTGTAGATGCTAAGAGCCATCGAATGATTATAGATGCTCGAAAGAAAGGTAAAGCCACGCTTTCTACCTCCAGTATTACAGGAGAAGCAGAGAGTTCTGACTTGGCAGTAAAGACGCCAGAAGATTTTGTTTTTCATTTCGATTCCCTATTGCTTCAGAATTCTATCCGTCAATTAAAGAGCGAAAACTTTGAGTTCTATTTCACGCCGGAGGCACCACAAATCGTATTTAAGTCGCCTAAGGATGAGGATTTTAAAGCACTGGTTTGTACTCTTAAGCCGGTTAATTAATGTGTCTCTATACTTTGATGACGCGGAGGCTGCGGAGAAGCTTCGCGAGCGGGGATATCGAGTAGTAAAAGTAGAGTTTCCAGCCGCAGCCTCCTCTATCAAAGATTTGCTTGAATATTTTTATGCTCGTAGATTGTATTACAATGCCGATCGGCCCTTCCCTCCCAGCCGTAATATCGTTGAGGATCGAAAATACATTAGCGGTTTTGTCAAGAAACGGCAAGCGTTGGGATTAAGTAGAAAGAATGCTTTTAGGGAAGCAGTAATGCTTATCGAAATTTTGTTTAGATTCGAGAAGCATCTCAAGTTAAGAACCCCTGTTATGAGTCCTCGAGTTTTGCAAGTTGGCTTTATTATGGACCGTGTGTGCGCTATCGCTAATGATGAGATTGACGAAGCCAGTGAAGAAGAGACTGAAAGATATATCAATGAAGTAAATGAGTTCTATAACAGAAAATATGCTGCCCGCGACGCAAAAATCGCCGAGGCCAGCAGAAAACGTATATTGGAGAGGTTAAATGGCTAAAGAAGCAGGTACATTGAAGGTCGTACAGAACGCGATTGAAAAAGAATATGGTCCGTTAATTAAATGGTTGGGAGAAGCCGCTAACGAAAAGGTAGAGACGCTCTCAACCGGATGTATTGGCCTAGACCATGCCCTTGGTAGGGGCGGTCTAGAGCGAGGATTGATTGCTGAGTTTTTCGGTCCGGAAGCCAGTGGTAAGAGCTTCTTGGCTTATTCTGTTATCAAAGAAACATGTGTGATAGGCCATAAGTGCGCCATTATTGACGCAGAACACAACATCGATGCCCAATTGTTAGTGAAGATTGGTCTTCCGAAAGATAGGGTTCTGGTAATAGATGGGGCACCCACAGGGGAACAGAACCTATCTATTGCTCAGAAGCTGATGGAGACAGGGGAGTTCGCTGTTGTCCTAATTGACAGTGTGGCCACTCTTCTTCCCGATGCTCGAGCTGACGCTGACTTTGATCAACAGTTCATGGGACTACACGCTCGACTGATGAGCGCGGGTCTTCAGAAGCTGGCCCCTGTAGTCAAGAAGACCAACACCCTATTGATCTTCGTCAATCAGATTCGGTTCAAGATTGGCGCTTATGGCAATCCTGAGACCACCACAGGTGGTAACGCCTTGCTGTTCTATGCTGGGTACCGAATTCATGTGGCTGGCGGTAAGTCTAAGACTAGTCGTCTGGTAGACAAGAGTACCGGTGAAATTTATGGCCACAGAACTCTCTTTCGGGTAGAGAAGAACAAACGTTCCGCACCTTTTAGGACCGCTGAAGTTGATTTAATCTACGGAATGGGTTATGATACTATAGGGGAGATTGTTGACATCGGAACAGATATCGGTTTGATTGAACAAAGTGGTTCTTGGTTTATTTATAAGGATAACAAGTGGCAGGGTAAAGATAAAGCTAAGCAGGCCCTTCAACAGGATGATAAACATAAGGTTGACCTGGAACGACAGATTCGAGCTATCGTGTCGGGGGACGTTGTTGAGATACCTGCTCCTCCTGTAGGCCCCGAAAACGACATCATTGCGGAAAATGGGAAGATACTAAATGACAAGCCTGCTCGCAAAAAGCGTGCTGCAAACGCTTAAAGAAGTGTTTCCTAATACGCGCATCAATTCTGAGTACTATGTAAACTATCATGGGCAGAAACTCTTCTTTGATTTTCATCTGCCAACTCTAAGTATAGTTGTGGAAGTACAAGGGGTGCAGCACATCGAATTCAGCCCACACTTTCATGGTACTGCGGCTAAGTTTAAGGCCCAGAGAAAGAGAGACAGGCTTAAGTCAGAGTGGTGTGACCTAGAGGACATGGCCCTGGTGTATGTTCACCACAATGAGATTCCGATAGAAGTACCGGATCTTCTCAAGAAGATAGAGGAAGCCCAAAATGGACCCAAGAATTAGGAATAGGTTAATGGAGACTTCTGAGTCTTTGTCCCTGCATTGCGCACAGCCTCCGTCCGAAATTGAAGAGGTCTTTAATTTCAATGTAAGAGAAATGGAGGTAATTTCTTCGAGTACTCTATCTAAATATACAGTAATGTTGGGCCAATACCTAATTACTCTTCAGATTAGGTTTAACACTGCAAGAGTTATAGGCAGTCAAAAGAAAAAGGTATTGGAAAGAAAAGTGCAGGTACTAATTCAATCAGGCGTGACCGAGGGTAAGACTCTGAAAGAAAGAGAAGCTAACGCCATTGCTCTGGATCCCGAGCTACAAGTTCTCGAATTAGAGTATGATGAGGCTGCCGCTGAACGAGATCTTCTCGACGGGATTGATAAGCCTATTATTGAACTCATCAATGCATTGAAATCCGAGCTACGGAGACGTGCGGATGAGAGGCACTATACTGAAAGAGAAAGAGCTAGTTAATGGATCAAACCAAGGCCAAATTTGCTCATCCGGGGAACGAAGCTGCTGTTATTGCTTGCGTGTTACAGTCGCCAGCCAACTACTATGAGGTAGAATCTCAGCTGTCTGATCAAGATTTTCTGACCCCACATCACAAGGCAATTTGGGTAGTTATCAAGTCTCTTTTTCAGCAGGGGGTTATTACACCTGACATTTCCACAGTTCTTATCCGCGCAGGGGATTTGGATCTGGAAAAAGAGATCAGCGGCTCTAACGTTAAGGCTTATGATTACATAAATGCCCTCTTTGATAAGAGTATTGATACCAATAATATCGGGTTTTATCTGAATCGGATGTTAGATGCCAGTATTAAACTGAAAGTACTTAAAGCATCTGCCGAGATTGCAGAACTGACAGAGCAAAACAAGACTTTGACGGGGGAGACTCTTACCGCCGAGACTATTGTGGAACATGCTCAGGCTAAATTCCTGCAATTAGCTGTAGATACCATGCGTGAGTCGGACGCTGTGCCTCTTTCTGAAGGGATGGATGAACTTCTCACAGAGATTGAGAATGCCCCCAGTGGATTAATGGGGATCCCTACGGGCTTCGAACGTTTGGATGCCGCAATTGGTGGTTTGGCTCCAGGAACCCTTACCGTTGTGGGTGCTCGTCCAAAGGTAGGCAAATCTACCATGCTTCTTAATTGGGCTAAATATATAGCTTACGAATGCGGGAAGCCCGTTCTCTATGTGGATACAGAGATGAGTACGGTGGAACAGCAGTTACGTCTTCTTTCAATTCTGTCCACAGTTCCAGAGCGAGAAATTAAGAGTGGTGCTTTCAAAGATAATCCTCAGTAGTGGTATTAGTATCATTAATTTCACCCATAGTATACCAAGCAGTCAAATCGCTCTTCGACGAAACCTCCTGACGCAATTCTACTGTTCCACTTCCATCACCATAGATCTCCGTAACCTCAGTTGCAGTTAGAACTCTATCCCAGACCGCACATGCATCCCACCTCCCTACGAAAAAGTTACTGAAGGCATTGCTTTCACGTGCTTTATTAATTGTAAATTCATTGATCTTCTTTCTAGCAGCCGGAAGTGTAGCTGTACCTATTAAAGCACCATCGATATAAAATGACATTAGTTTCGTACTGAAATCATAAGTACCAACTAGGTGATACCATCTTGTACCATTAGTCACTACAGTATGTGAGGAGTGTTCGATCGTCCGAGAATCATCTCCTATAGTATTCATCTGAAATTGCCACTTATTCTGTCCTGCTGTAGAAAGATCATCCGAGTATTGAATCCTCATAGTCGGAATTACACCCGCGGTATCAGAAGTGTGATGGAAACCTAAGATACGTCGATCATTTTGTCCCGATAAATCTGGAAGCACGTGGGCCATAATAGTGAAACTGCCCTGTCCATTTTCTGCCAAAGGTAGATCCGTACTGGTAGCTGTCCAAGCCCCGGTAGTCCCTGTATCTATGGAGTTATTGTTTGAGAATACAGTTATAGCAGATAAATTGGTACTAACATTCATATTGACCATTGTGCCATCAAATGTACCATTATTGGTTACATTGGTGACGGTTGGGAAAGTACTAGTGGTGTCTTCGAACTGATAGTACACCGCCAGATCGTCTGCATGGACGTATGCGCCCTTATCTACAGTTAGGTTGTGGATCCGTCCACTCCCAAAGAGAACACTGACCTCTGAGCTCGATAGAGCGACCGTGGGCCAAACACCAATTTCGTCTATAAATTGATCTGGGAAAGCTGCCGACACTTGGTCAGATCCCACACGTCCAATTTCAAGAGTGTTAGAAGTACCAGTTAGGTTCGCTGTCAGAACGTCTGCCCCGGCACCCGAAACACCATTGATATAGATCTGCACGTTATCGGTGGCAGCATCCGCATCGAATACTCCCACGATCTGAACCCACTGCTCTATCCTTTCGTCTGGATTAAAGTCTGCGAAAGCATTATAGAGCTCAAAGTCATTGACCCAGAAATTAATACTGGCACCATCCAGGTCCCAATAGAAGCCAAACCCATCCTTCCACCCAGGGATACCTCCGCCAATTACCCTCTGAGCAGGGGCTCCCGAAGAAGCTCCAAGAATAGAGTCATAGACAATCGGTGAATCTCCAGAATCTGTAGGTTCTCCATCCGCACTGGTTGGGTTCCATCTCGTCAAGAAAGACACGGTGAACTGTCTTCCCAAACCAAAGCCCAAGTTAGCTAGAGTATCGACTGAAATATAGCCATCACTTCCACTACCGCTCAAAAGGAGAGACTTCTCATTCTTTTCCGTATCAATAGTAGCAATCATAGATTTGATTTCAGTAATACCAATAGTACTGCCCAACAGGAAGGCATTGATTTGGTTCGCGAAGCCGCTACTACCACTGATAGTTCCAGTTAACAAACCAACTCCGCCAGACGACGTAGCTACTAGACTAGCCCCCATGCTCGCCAATACACCAGAAGTTACCACTACGCTCAGAGGGGGAGCAGTTCCCACCCCTATTATAGTCATCCCAAAGTCAGAACTAAATACGCGACCTACTAGACCTCCGAGATTTCCAAAAGTATTTTGAGCCTCAAGAAAACCAGCGAGACTGTTAAAACCTCCCTGGGAAGTAATCTGAGCTCCCATATTAGCCTGAGATTCAAATCCCAAAACAGCCTGAATGCAGGACCTAACCGCCTCATCCATAGTATGGAATTTAGTTAAACTGCCGAGCCTACAAATCTTAGCAGCGGCGTGATCTCCAAACAAACCTTCCGCAATAGGCTTAAAAGAACGGATATTAATCTTCCAATCTTCATTGAAATCTTTAATAAAAGAAGTATCAGTTCCATTAACATAGATATATTCTAAAAGAGCACCTTCAAGTTGTAGCCTAATCTCCTGAATATTCTGGGGCTCGCCTAACCTCAAGTCTGCAGCAGTCAAACGATTAATGGCAGGAACAACACGGGGAAGAGGAAACACGGGGTTAATACTGGCAGTCAGCAACACATTGTTCTGAATAGTGTTGATGGTGGCGCCTAAGTTCTGTCCTCTAAATGGGGAAAACACAACAAGGATAGTATCGGTAGCCCGGAATAGAGGATCACCTGGCAATTTAAAAGGAGTAAACCGAATATTAATTGTGTCATACGCAAAGAAAAGATCACTCGTATTAATAGACGCGCCCAAATTCGTTGTCAAGAAGGATTCTAGAACAGCTCCCAAACTCCTAGCGTGTTGGGTAACCGCGATTGCTCCAAGAACTGAGTTGGCCGAACCTCCCGCACAGTCAGGAACTCCAATAGTGGCTCTCAAGTTTCTACTAGTAACCGTGCTGATCGTGAGAATAGCTGTCACGAAAGTCTCAGCAACACCTATCCTGGCAGCCAAGTCACCCCTATCGCTTAAAGATAGGATACTGGCTCCCAGAAACGTCACGTTCTTGTTCAACGTCATTACTGCGCCCAGATCAGCAGGATGCACTGGCTGGGAAAATGCGTTCAGGAATCTATCGCGTTCTCCTAGAGGAATCGCGCCAATAATTCCTTGTATATTAAAAGCGCCGCCCCCTGTAACTGTGACTAGAAGATCTACTGCCGTATCAGCGGTTCGGATGAAAGCTGCTAGTTCTCCAGGTGTTCCGCTGAACAAAGCAGTAATAGACCCACCAATAAAATCAACACTACCTTCTGCCCCACTAATAGTAGTACCTGTTACCGTACCGACAAAATCAAAAGGACCGGGTATGGCTGAATTGAGAAACGCCGCCAAGTTTGTTGGAAATAAAGAGGCGGTAGTTTTGGTAGGCAGGTCTGCGATATCTCCTACAGTAGTACGCAAGAACGCAGACAGGATTGGGGTAGGAACACCAAGCATGCGGGCCGGTAGGTCTTTAAATTGGAAACCTGTAATATCTCCGAGCAAATCACCAAATTGTACAGGCGCGAGAAGAGCTGGAAGATCCAAAGGTGCATGAATTCGGGCACCAAGATTTCCCGGAGGCTGAACAAAAATTTGGGCAGACAAAGAGGGGGCGACAAGACCCACCATTTGCGCAGCAAGATCCGCCACCAGGGCTTGAATGATTGCAGGAAGATCATGTTCACCAAGCCTACCCAGAATAGTGGCTAATAGATTCGCTTCCAAGAGACCGAAAATTTTGGCTGGAAGATTAGGAGTTTGGTTTACAATAAACACACACGCAGGCATGTCTTTGAAACCGAATCCCCTAATACTCATAGCCAGATCTTTGACAGTAAGGAAATCTACTATTGGGGCTTGAGTCTGGAAAGCACGAATGGCTGCAGTTAGATCGGGAAACTTGTACTGAGTGGGAGGTTTCTTAACCGTACCCTCAGTGATAATGAAATCAGAGATGAGAGTTGTACCACCGCTACCACCGATAACGGCTTGAACGTGAGGACCCGTATGAGCTTGAATAATAGATCGAGCTATTGCGGCAGCCTCTTCCCGGCCCGCATTCCATAAAGCGGTATTATAATGGAACCGGTTATATGTCATCTGCCTCTATCCTCTACTTACTGTATTACCTCTATTGAGAACCAAGTTTGCGAGTTGGTCAAAACCTCCCGGGTGTCACCTGAGCCTGTACCCCCGATGGCGCCGCCATCGCCGTTTATTGCTTGCAGTTTGAATTGAGTACCTCCCGTTACCGTTACAATTGGGGTGCTCAAATTGTGGGTGAAGAACTTCGCTCCAAGATTAATGGTATTAAGAGCCGCTCCAGAAAACCCAGATCCGCCGAGAAGGGCATTGTTACGTAGCTGAGCCGTGCGATGTCCAACGACATTACTATCCCAAATGAACTCACCCACACATCTAACTTTAGTTACATCGGCGGGGACCTGAAGGAACGGGCTACCGCTTGCAACCAAGAAGCCATCGGTATCGTAGTCGCTTTGCGCAGCACTGACTTGCCACGTGAGATCTACAACAGCCACATCATCAACATCTACATTGCCGTCTGTAAGACTTACTTTGGCTCCTCTGAAACCCGTAACCGGAGCGCCTGATATAGTAAGTTTAGGAGTAGTAATTCCCGCGTCTCCAATGAAAGTGGAATTTGTCCCAACAGTTAATCCAGATGTAAACGTTCCTGTTACCGCAGTGAGTTCCCCAGTTCCCGTAAGCTCTAGAGGCTTACCTCCTGTAGTGGAGATAGTGCCGTCTCCACCATCATATGCTTCTTGAAGAGTGCTGGCTCCTCCGCCTCCTCCTCCTCCAGTAGGATCAACAAAGTTACCGTGTATGGGGATAACACGTCCA